CTTGGTTGATCCGCGCCCGTGCTTGATCCGCAGTAATTCCACGAGCGGTAAGCACTGGGCCAATAACCGGATCCTTGTGATTGGCTTCGTGCCACGCCATGTACTGATTCGGCGCGTCGGGGTCAAGTGGGTCAATGGTGTCAAGGAACGAACGGGCGCGTTTTAGCGCGGAATCCAGCAGTTCACCTTCAGTCTTGCGAAGGGTCGCTTCTTTGCCTTTGCGTTCCGCAATGGCGTTTTTAAACTCGTTATACCCTTTGATGTCACCCGATTTAAGCAGCGCGTTACCAATCGCTTCCTCGCTACTACCAGCGGATGCTAGTGCGTTCATGCGAGCGGTATCACGCGCTTCTGCTCGTTGAGCAGCCGCAATTTGGTACTGAGCTAGTTGATTCTGCGATTGGGCGCTTTCGATTGCGGCAAGTTTGCCGTACAGCGCCATCGGGTCAGCAAACTCCGGGCCTTTGACAGCCAGTGCGATATTGGGATTGACTGCCATGAGTTGTCCTTAAGCACCAAAACCGGGATCAAAATCGTATTGAGCGGGTGTGTAATAAGTGGAAGCATTGACCATTGGTTGACCGTATGATGTTGAACGCGCTGGCATAAGCCGGTTCAACATTTGACCACCCATGTAAGCGTTACTGGCACCACCAATTGCTTGATTGATCGCGTTAGCACCACCCACATAACCCGAGGCGCGAGCAGCCGCACCCGAGGTCATCAAATCACCAGCGGTGTTGGCGTAGTTCTGACCAGCCGCACCGACTTGGCTAGTCGCCGTTTGACCGATACCGGCAAGAGATTGGAGCGGGTTGAGCAAAGCAGACCGCTCGGCCTGATAACGGTTAAAGGCGTTCTGATACTCTTGCGATGCAGCACCCTGAGCATAGTTTGTCAGACCCTTGAGGGTTGATCCAGACAACTGCATTCCGCGAGCAGAAGCCGACCTCTCAACAGCTTTTTGACCCTCTGCAAGCCGGAACGCATAGCCGGGATCAGCTTGAAACTGATCCATGCCAAACGGGGTGTAGTCGGATGCGGTAATGAGTTTATTGAGCGCACCAATGCCCGCCTGACGATATGGCTCATTGAGTTCCTGAGTCCGACCGTATTGCTGGTTCTGAATATCAGTAGCGCGATTGGCGGCTTCGGCTTGGGTGCGAGCGGCTCTATTAGACGCACTGGCGCTTATGGCACCACCAACAATCGCACCCCCTGCACCAATAATTGCCGCTGTAATAAAACTCATGGTGTCACCTCAATTTCCGGGTTTTTCACCTTGTTGCCAACGGTGAACATCGAAGTCGGGTCGTCTTCTACTAGTTCCGATTCTACTTCCTCTACTGTGTCTGATTCAACCCGATGGAAGGTTATGCACAGGGCATCGGTGAGCGCGTGAACCGCTCGTTTGGTGCCGGGGTTAGAGCAGATCAAAAACGGCCCCGTAATCTCCTGAACACCGTCGTCCGTGGTCACCAGCACAGTACCATGAACGACCATGTAAAAATGCTCCTTCTTGTGGACTTTGCCCACAATTGTGCACCCAGCGGGTCGCCACACTTGGCGGCAGTACATCCCACCGTGGAAAATGTGATCCGTAGGCGGCTCGTACTGGGGCAGCTTGGACACCTCGGCCTGAAGCGCCTCAACGCGATTGCGAAGCAGGTCGGGTTGGGCGACTTCGTTCATTCCTGCGGTGCCTCAACTGTCTGGGCTTGCTGGGCTTCCCACGCGGCTTGTTGCGCCAAAGCCTGCTCAATTTCTTCAGGGGTTAGGTCAATGATTTTGACTTCACCGGTGATGACATTGCATTCGATGCGTTGCATGGTTGTCACTCGTAGAGGATGTTGATGGAGCCCGCGTCGAAGGTGTCGGTGCCGCCTACGGTGGTGATACGCACGCGATCAAGCGTAGAGATGCTTCCATCCCCGCCGCCCCACACAATCAAGTTGGTTGTACTTTTTGCCAAGTGCGACGAAACCCACGCAGAACCGCTTAGGTTCGTTAGAGTGATGATCCCAGAGTGCGTGTAGGTGGATGAGTTAGACCAAAAAATAAATCCCGAAGTGCTAGACCCCCCAGCGCTACCGCTTCCAAAACTCATGTGAACTGAACTTGAGTTGTACCCTGAACTCACAATACCACCGCTGTTACCGCCTTGAATCAAAATCGCGGAAGTTCCACTCGTACTTACTCCGTTAAACATCACGGTAATCCGCTTGACCCACGAAGGGATGCCGGTGAAGTCGATGCTGGTTCCACTGGTGGATGCAACCGAGGTTGCTTGAGTAAATGGCTGAGACAGTTTTGCAGGAGTCACATTGGCGTTAGTGATCTTGATTGTGGTGACCGCGTTATCTGCAAGTTTGCCCGTTGTGACATTTAAGTCGGTAATTTTGACCGTGGTGACCGCATCAGTGGCAAGTTTGGCGGCAGTAATCGAACCGTCAAGGATCTGACCCGTGCCGACAATGTTGGTTAGTTGAAACCGGGTACCGTCATATTGCAATGTAGCGATTTTGCCCACAGCAATTGCACCAGCACTTAGCGCCGTAGACGCATCAAAAGTGACATTCTTGGCACCCAGCCCGTCAAGATCAAGCGTTACCGCGCCGGTGTTTGTAGCAACCGGTACGAAACTAAGCGTCATGCCCGTCGTATAGGCAGTGTACGGCGGCACTGATGTGCCAATTAGCGAATTTGTTCCAGTAACCGTAATCAGGTTATTGAAAGCGGTGAAATCGTTGAGCGACGGAACATCGTCATAGGTGCCGACGGTTATGCCCGTCGAGGTCTTCAGAATGAACTTGTAATCAACACCGCTCGTGATCCAAATTTCAGCGGGGGTACGGCCTGCCGAATCCAACACGATTGGGTTCGTATTGGCAACAGTGCCCGTGTTGGTTGTCCAAGTGGTTGCGGGTGTCGTGGTGCCTGCCGCGTAGGAGTACAGCAAACCTCCAGACAAGGGAACACCACTGTCATTGAAAAACTGAGCGCCTACGCCTGCGAATGCTGATAGGTTGACTGTCATAACGCATCCTAAATGATTTGACTAACTGTGAGAACAGCCCCCGGCGATGACGGATACGCTGGGGAAATGCTGGCGGGAATGGTTTTAATTGTAGTGGTGCCAGCAACCGTCAACCAGTACAACTCTAGATAGTCTGACGGGTTAAAGTTCTCATAAAAATTCACGGTGATAATTGCAGTTCCGTCAATTGCACCGTGCTTTTTTGGAACCGTTATCGTGCTGCCAGTGTACGGTACATCAACTCCGTTTTTACGCAACCACACAGTAACATCATCTTCAGACGCCGATGAGTTGGAAAGTTGCAAACTAAATGTGACCGAGGTAAGGCCGTCAGCAGCAAACAGTATCCGTGAGGCGGGTGTTGAAATTGAAGTGTGTCGTGATGAAGATGTGCTGTTAAATGTGATTGCCGTAGGCGTGTTGGCGGTTGCCGATTGAGTGGTCGTATCGTAAAACGCCCCGTACGGTAGATTAACAAAATAGTTGTACAAGTTGCTAAAGAACCGGTACCACGACCGCTCCATGAGTCTGCCTTCTCCGGTTACGGGCACTCGCGGAGCCGGAACTTGGACATTTTGCGTGTCAAGCATTGGTGCCACTCAGCAGCAAATTAGCCCCAACAATCGTGAGCTTGACGGGATCGGTTCCTGATGCTTCATAGACACGATCTCGCAGTTTGGTGGTCATACCAAGCCGACGCCAGAACACTCGACTGCCGTACTGACCAATTTTGCCCATGTCGGCCCAGTGCTCATTCGACCAAGTGTGACCGGCATCGTCAGACCATCGCAGCATGACCTGCGGATCGCTGCCTTGCCCGCTTACAAGACCGGTGCCACTCTCACAATCGAGTTGCAAGCTGTGCTGCGCGGTGCGGCGGAAATCATTTTGACCTGTCGGTAGTGCTCGCCATGTCCGAAGCCACTTTTGCACTCGGTCATGGTCGGCGTAAACCTCCATGTCGAAGGTGTAAATGTTGCCGTTCTGGTAGTCGCCGACCGTGATTGTCTGATTGAAGAAAGTTTGGCAGTTACCACGATGACGCACAAACGAGCCGTTAATCCACCCGGCCCGCTCGTGCCATGCTTGGGTCGCTACATCGTAAACCCATGTGGCGTTTGCCGATGGAAAATTGAGCACATAGAAGCTGTGGCCGTCTTGCTGGTAGGTATACGCCACCGCATCAGACATATCAGCGTACTGCTGAATTTGCCACTCTACAGCATGAGTGCTGATTCGCTGGCCCGTGTAACCGTTTGCCCGATACACAATACCTTGACCCCGTGCGTCTTGACCAAGCCAGAACAAACCGTTGTCAAGTTTGGCAACTGAGAATGTTGCCGCACACCCAATCTCGTTAAACGCGCCTTGAATCCGTTGCAAAGGAAAATCGGCGTTGCCTGAGTTGTACCAGACCTCGACCGAGTTGGTGCCAAAAAGCCAAACCTCGGAGTGATCTACGATGGATGACACTAGGCCGTCGGGGTCACCTTCGGCGCTGGCAAAGTCCAGCGGGTCGATAGATGTCGGATCATTGAGCGCAGTCACCCAGACCTTTTGGCTGTTGGGTTCAATGAACACGAAATAGCCGTCCAGATAAGACACCGTAAGTGCCCCGGGAAAATCGGGATCGGTAATGGCACCAAACGCCAGCGTGGACGAGTTGTAGACAAAACTGGGGCCGTTGCAGGCCACGAACAACTGAGTGCCGTTGTTTGCCATTGACACGGGCGCACTTGACCCAGACACCGTGCCAATCAGGCTCACGACATAGGTGGAATCGACCTTGTATAGTTGTTCACCTGAAACGACATACAAGTTGCCGTTAAACGAGTTAAGGCCGCGAATCGGGCCAGTGCCCACGGTGGTCAGCAACCGAAGCCCCGGAGCGCGTTGCAAGAACGCCGCCTCCTTGCCACCTTCGGGCACGATCTCGGGATACAGATTGACCATGCGATTGTCGGCAGCGTTGACGCTGCGGGCGACATAGGCTGATCCGAGAATCGGGGTTTTCATCAGTAGTTACCGGCGTAGATATTAAACCGCTGACGAGTGGCAACAATCGAATACGGCATCGACATGATGTCGTCGGGATTGTTGATGCGCTTGATGTTGCGCTTGCTGGTCATGGCGATGCGCTTGACCTGCTCCGAGGGCTCAACACCAAACTCGGGCGCAAATTCCATAGCAAGGTTGTAGGTGAACGCCCGCAGATAACCCGGGGGAAAAGTCAACTCCGTAGCCAGAGTTGCTGGCTCACTCAGTTTCTGCACCGAAATAAAGTGCCACTCAAGATCACGAGTAGGACGAGGATAGATTGTCATCGTGATGTCGGGAAATCCCATGTTCACGAAGATCACTTGAGGATAGGTGCTGGTGACGGTTTTGACCGCGATGCCGTCGTACTGCTGCTGGTTGATGAACTTGATGCCGAAGCTGACATTCGTGCCCGGATCGCGGTAGTAAGTCGCGTCATCAAGCAGCACCGGGCGTAAGCCGACAAAGTTACCAGACGGCCCAAGAGTGCGAATAATTTCACCGCTAGGCCAAGTGAAAACCTGATCTTGTGTGCAAAAGACAGACAACCGCTCGGTGTTCCACGAGTCGATCATCTGATTCATGGCCGTCAGCGCGTCTTGCGATGTAGCGGCAGACGGTGTCTCTCCCTCGGCAAGAACGCCCAGCAAACGCAGCGCCCGGTTAATCTGTTCGTTTGCGGTTGCCATTTTCAGCCTTCCTCGGACAAGGGTTCCTCAACAACTCGACGGGTGTACTTGCGTTTCACTCGCAACGAATTGTCAACCGCCTCGTCTTCCTGAGGCTCGTCAGGATTGTACCTAACCCAGCCGTTCCTCTCATCGTGTTCGGCTTCGGCCTCAAGGCTGGCAATTTTCCTACCGTGAATGAAGTGCGATAGATGAATGAGCGGCATGGGTTAAGTACGGGGCCGAAGCCCCGTTTTATCAAGAAGCGCAGTGAATGATGGCGAAGTTAATTACCACAGCCTCAGACAGCGAGCCGCCCGAGATGTTACGCAGCGTGATGCTGACCGAACCCGCGCTCAATGAGTTAGCGAACACATTGTACGAACCCGGAGTAGCTTGCCCACCAGAGATGGTCAAGATCACCGCATCGTTGGCGCTGATGGTCGAGTTGTTCAGAGTGAATGTAGCGTTCGTGGCAGTTGCCAGCGAGGCGTTGTTCATCGTGATGCGACCAGCAGAGGTGTTTAGCGTCACCGCCGTAGACTTGCTGGTTGCCTGAGTCACCGCACCCTGAGCGCCAGCGGAGTAGCCAATTTCTTGACTAGCGTAGCAAGTGGTGAATTCGGGGTCGCTATACGCAACACCGACAGCTTGTGTATTCGGCATGATGTTTCCTTAAAGAAAAGAAAGGGCCGAAGCCCCTTCTTTTAGGCCATTTTGTAAACCGTGTAAGCGCCTTCGGCGGTCTTGCGGAACCGGAACAGGGCAGACGAGGTAACAGCCACAGCCGTGAACGCGTTGCCGCCATCGGTGATGCCGGTGGCGGTTGCCAGAGTGGCAGTGCCAGACGAAGTGCCGATGTTGACAAGGCTCAGGTCGAAGGTGCTGCCAACGGTCGCGTTGGGAACAGCAGCGTCGATCAGAGCAGCGGTCGGCAGCGTGTAAGTAGCAGCAGAGCCGCTGCCGGGGTTGGCAACCAGCATACCACCCGTCACTTGGGCGGCGGTCAGGGTAGCCGTGGTCGTTGCAGTTTGGGGTGCAGCCATTGCACCCATGACGGTTTCAGAACGGTTGCCCGCGCCAACTTGATAACCACCAGCGCCATTAGGGAGAGCCATGATAATTCCTTTCAAATGAGATAGAAGAAGGGGCCGAAGCCCCATTCAGATTAGCCCCAGATACGGCAAGCCATCTGCGGACGGATGGTGCTGAAGCCGTAAAGCACATCGACCCGGCAGGGCATACGGTCGTTGTTGATGTCGTACTGACGAACAACGCGCAGGCTGATACCGTTGTGGACGGAACGAGCGGCCATGTCCACACCTTGCGGCAGGAGCAGGTCGGCGGTGGCGAAGGTGATCGCGTCCTTGTGGTACACGAGGTTTTGAGCGTACTGGCTAGAAGCTGCACCCAAGAAGGTCACGGTCTTGCCAGACACCGGCAGAGCGGTGACGGTAGCCAGAGCGGTAGCCGACGAGTAGATCGGGGACACGGTGACAGTCCAGTCGCCAGCAACGGCGGTGGCATCAGCCAATGCGACGAACTGGAACAGCGAACCGGTGGACTCACGGGTTTGCGGGTTCACAGCGTAGCAGTCAGCCACGGTGAACACATCACCAGCCTTGATGGTGGTGGTCACAGAGCCTTGCGTCAGCACGATGGACGAAGCGCCTTCGCTGGTGATCGTGGTCTTCACG